TTTGAAAAAGCTGTAACCGACGCTGTCGCAGCAGCAGACGCCTCTGTGTTGATGGTGTACGACAATGTGGCCTTTACAACACCCGGTAAAGACAAAAAGTACATCCTGATGTCCATAAACTTTGGACAGTCCACACTTCAGAATCAAGGAGCCGCGACGGATTACTATTCCGGCACTATCCAGTGCAACGTCTACGTACCAAAATCAGCTGGGACATCGGTACTTTCTGCAATCAGCGAAGCGGTGATCGACGGTCTAACGTCAGTCAATGCACCTGGATACACCGATACTTACAGCACAGTCCCCAGAGTGCTCGACATCAACGGACCTACACCGTTGGATCTAGAGGACCGCTCCCATTTTGTGGGCGTTATCTCTTGTCAATTCACAGCTGTCGCATAGTATAGTAGGGTATAAACCCATTAAAACCGGCACGTTCATGCGGGCTACGGAACTTCTTCGGAACAAATTCGGAATCAGCCAGCTGTATAAGCACGAGGTCAAAGACGGGGATGAAACTGTGCTTGAGGTGTACTGGCACCCTCTGACGATTGCTGAGCGCGAATCCATCCAGAAAAAGTCTGGTTCGGATGACGCCAACGATTTTGCCCTCGGCATGATGATCGAGAAAGCTCTTGATGTTGACGGCAAGCGACTGTTCCAAGACGGCGATCGAGCAGCGCTCAAAAATGCTGTGGAAGCCTCCGTTCTCCAAGAAATTCAGCTGGCGATGCTGTCTTCCGGCTCCGAAAATAAGGTGGAGGAAGCGAAGGCTGATCTAAAAAGCGCGAAGTGATTGGCTTTTTCTGTTTTTCCTAGCCAAAGAACTAGGGATGACCGTCGCCGACTTATCTCAGCGTCTAACCACTGAAGAGCTAGTCGGCTGGGCCGCATTCTTTGAAATCCGCGGCGAAGAGGAGGAAAAAGTCATGGATAGGTCGCGGCTTTCAAGCAGAGCCCAAACCATGACGAGACGGTAGACTCAAGGCAGTATCCGTTAGCTCCCTGGGTCGATGGCTGACTACGGCGTAAATATAGCCATCAAGTTCAACGAGGCTAAATTAAACAAATTAACCAATCAACTGACTAAAGCATCTGCCGCAGCGGATCGAATAAACAAAGAATTCAAGGAACTCGGGCTTTCCGGAAAAAAGAATGTCGATAAAGTAAATAATGCATTACAAAAGAAAATTAAAAATCAGGGTTCAATAATCAAACAATTAAAGCAAGAAGTCAAATTAAATAAGGAAAATGCGGATGCTTTGGAGCGGCAAAGCCGTGCTGCGCGTCCCAGACAGCGACCCCAGGGTGGGGGCGGTCTTGGCGGAGGCGGCCGACTCTCTCAAGCCGTACTTGGTGGTGGTTTTCCGTTGCTGTTTGGCGGTGGGCCGTTGCAGGCAATCGGCGGTGGCGTCGGTGGAGCATTAGGGGGATTTGCCGGTGGTATTGCCGGACAACTTATTGTTGGACAGTTTGAACAACTAGCTAGGGCAGCTGCAGAAGTCGGTCAAGCTTTCAGTGAAACATCGTTCGACTTAGAGAGAGTCAGCGAAGCAACAGGTATTGCCGGATCAGAAACGCAGCAATTCTTAGAAAAGATTGAAAAGTACGGCTCTACTGCTCAGGCCGCAGAACTAGCGACAAAACTGTTGGCCTTAAAAGTCGGCGAAGACGGCGTACAAGCATTGACAAAATTTGGTGATGACGCGCAAAAGCTCGGCAACAATTTAGGCGTTATTTTTACGCAGGTCTTATCTGAAATTGCCAGAGTTGCCGGACCATTGCTTGAAGCTTTAGCGAAATTTGCGGGCGAGCAGGCTTCGATTGGGTCGTTTAAGAAACGAACGGGTTTGACCGGAAAAGAAAAACTCGCCCAGGATATTCTGCTAGGAAACACTTTTACCGGAGGAGGAGGAAGACTTGGTGGAGGTGTTGCCGAAACATTGCAGAAAGCCACCGCGAAACGACTTGGCCTTACAGACTTAAGCGATAAAGGATTAAGAGATTTTGCCATTAAAACCGCACTTGGTGCTCAAAAGAAATTTGAACTTCCCGTGCTTCAGCAGATTAAAAGCACTGCTGCAGGCATCCAAACACCTGAACAGTTACGAGCAGCTGGGAAGGCCGCTAGGGAGTTAGCGCGGGAGGCAGAACGTTTTCAAAAACAGCGCCAGCGTTTTGAAGAACAGCAGGCTCAGGCTATCGAGCGTAGATTAGAGGCCCAATTCAAAGAATCACAAGAACTTGAAAATCAGGAATCGCTCCTTAGAGCGAAGTTGACCGGAAACGAAGAAGAAGTCCGATATGCAATCGAACTAGGCCAACTCAAAGAAAAATACGGTACTGAAGAGGGACGTCGACTGGCGGATAAAAAAGCCGCAATTCGAGCCTCAACAGAAGCTCTTAGAGAACAGGAAGTGGCGCAACAGAGAATAAACTCCCTTGTAAATACTGCAGGCCAACAATTTACAGGCTTGTTTGAAACTTTGATCAACGGCACTAATGACTGGAACAGTGCGCTGCGCAACGTTCTTACAAGTTTGAGCAGCGCACTTTTACGTTTCGGTTTGAGTGCACTGGGCGGAAACGATGGCGTCGGTTTATTTTCAATTCTTTCCGGGACTTTTACTGGTAAAGGTAAAGCCCTAGGAGGTGCTGTTTCAGCTGGTCAGTCGTATATCGTCGGCGAAAAAGGTCCCGAGCTGTTCATGCCCGGCGCCAAGGGCAACATCATTCCCAACAGCGCCCTGGGCGGCATGGGCGGTGGCGGCATCGTGGTGAATGTTGATGCCAAGGGCTCTACAGTTGAGGGCAACGACAAGCAGGCAAATCAACTGGGCAAGGTCATTGGCGCCGCCGTCCAGCAAGAACTGATCAAGCAGAAGAAACCCGGAGGTTTGCTCGCCTAATGGCTACTTTCCCTTCCATCACCCCAACCTACGGCGCCCAAAAAACCAGCGCCCCAGTGGTCCGCACTGTCCGCTTCGGAGATGGCTACGAACAAAGATTAGTGTTCGGTGAGAATCAGAACCCCAAAATGTGGGATCTGACCTGGAACGTCTCCGAGGCTGACGCCGACACAATCGAAGCCTTCCTTGATGCCCGCGCTGGTCAGGAGAGTTTCGACTGGACGCCACTAGGCGAAGCCACCTCGTACAAATGGGTGTGCTCGGAGTGGAGCAAGAGCATCCCGTATGTGGGTCGCGCCACGATCCAAGCCAGTTTCCGCCAGGTATTTGAACCCTGATGGCCTATACAGCTTGGACAGCTAGCACTGCCTTTGCCGTTGGCGACGTTGTACGCGCCACAACCCAGCAGGGAACCGGCTTTGTTTTCCGCTGCATTGTTGCTGGTACGTCAGCTAGCAGTGAACCTGAATGGCCAAAGGTTCTATATAAAACCGACGGCTCATCAAACGATGAGGGCTATGTCGTTGATGGCACGGTCACTTGGGCAGCGGTTAGCGCAGTTTCAGAAGAGCTGCAAAAGCTGGCACCTAGCGCCGTCATCGAACTGTTCCAACTGGAGTTGGTTTCCGGGTTGCACTATGACCCATCCGACCCCCCGGCAACCACAACGTATTACTTCCACGCTGGCACCAACGAATTAAGCGGCGACCTCGTGTGGGCTGGGACAACCTATAGCCGATTTCCAGTGCAGGCCGAGGGTTTCGAGTATTCGGGCACTGGTCAACTGCCGACGCCAAGTTTTACGGTTGCCAACCTGAACGGCTTGCTGTCCCTGGCGCTGATCGACGTCAACGCCTACACGCCCGGCAATGATCTGATCAAGGCAAAAGTCACCCGCATCAGAACGCTCAGCCGATACCTTGACGCTTCCAATTTCACCGGCGGTAGCAATCCAACAGCCGATCCCCAGGCTGAATTTCCGCGTGAGGTTTATTACATCAGCCGCAAGACCGCCGAAACCCGCGACACGATTTCTTGGGACTTGGCCAGCATTTTTGACATGCAGGGTGTGCGTGGTCCAAAGCGCCAAGCGATCCACATGTGCCAGTGGAAATACAAAAGCGCCGAATGCGGTTACTCGCCAAAACCAACTTTTTTAACCGGCACTTGCGGCGTTGTTGGCTCGCAGATCTACATCACGGTGAATTTCAGCAGTTGGGTCGGCGTGCTGAGCGTTGGCGATCCGGTCAACATCCAATTTTCAGGTTTTCCTGGCTACAGCGGCGCCTACATCATCGAAGACTTTTCCGGTTCCACCATCAAGGTCGCTGCACCTAACAGCTCGATTAGCGGAAGTTGCTCACTAACAACTTGGATTGATACAAACGACCAGCCGGTCTATTCGGCTGCATCTGATCAATGCGGCAAACGTTTGACCAGCTGCGAAGCCCGCTTTGGCACCAATAAAA